GTCCGTCGGTGATGTCGCCATCGTCTGTGAGGGCGAGATTCTCCACGAGATGCGGGAGACCCTCCGTGGTGCAGCCCTCAGTACTCTCGCGGAATTCTCCGCGCGGCTCAAGAAGAAAGATCCTAGCGCACTCCCAAAGGTCCACAACGCTTGCTACTATGATGTCAATAAGTTCAAAAGGGTTCTGAAGAGCAATCCTAGTCCCGGAGCACTCGCGCTGATTTCCCACGGTGGTAATGTCGCCATGCCCCCTGGCACATGTATCGTGCGCAAGGGTAGAAAGATCGCTGGGCAGACATGCAAGTTCAAGCCATCGCAGATTGTTTGCGATCTGGAAGTATCAAAAGGTGAGGTTTACCTCATGGTGAAGAATGACGATGACATGGTCAAGTTGTTTATTAGGCATCTTGAGAGCAGATCCGGCCACCCCGGTGCGCAGCTTGCGAAGAATCCGGTCACTGCTGCTCCACGTGGGCTCGCCTCACGCCAGGGAAATACTGCTGCTTCGTCCGCTCAAAGCCTTTCCGACGCTGCCGAATCCGCCACCAGTGCCGGTTTTTCCTCCAGGAACTCGAGTGCCGCCGTGGCGGCTCCGACATCTCCGAGGCATCACCCACTCGCCCCCGTTCCTGATAGGCCTGGGCCCATTTCTGTAGGAACGGCGCTCCCTACACCTACTGTGGGGCCCACCCCGGTGGAAGATGTCACCCAATCCAATCCCGACGCGAGCCCCGTCGCTGTTTTTGGCGCAGAGTGTGATCCAGAGTCAGAACTCACACGCCAGAGGTTGTACCTGGTGATTGCAGGGTCCGGATTCGGCAAAACCACCTTCGCGAAACGATGTGAGGATGTCTCCGCGAGGGTGCTCGACATAGATTCGGTCATTCAAGCCGATTGGCAGAAGGAGTGGCGTCGTAAGGCCATCGCTGAGGAGATTTCCTGGGATGAGGCTAATGAGGAAATTTGGCAGGGTGTCCCAGAACAGATCGCTGACCAGTATCCACATGTCATTCTGAAGCACGGGCCCGTACGCAATCGCCTGCAGGCTCTCACTGGGTTGTTCGATGTTGTCGAGTATTACATCATGCCTCCTTCCCTCGAAGAGGTGGTCAAGCGTGTCACCACCAGAGCTGTTGCGGAGGGGGTCGACCCCGCGAGCGCTGAATACCTGGCCCGGCGGAATTACGCCCAGGTCAGTAGATGGTCTCAGGAGCCCGCTAGTCCTGGTGTGGTTGAGGTAAAGCGTGGCACCTGGGATGACCTCTACGAGACCATCAACATCGAGTTCCCGTCTGAGCACTCCGACTCGTGTGATTCACCTCGCGGTTCTGTCCGTGCTGTCGAATCCGACGCCACTCGCGCGCCCAACATTGCGACTCCCCCGGCCGCCGCTGGATCTAATGTCGGCTCTACCATTGTCGCCGCCGTCCCTGCTGTCACAAGCACCGTCGAGGTTGATCCACCGCACGATGTCTCCTTAGCCGCCCTAGCTGAGGAGAAGGGCTTGATCGGTTTGACTTATGACATCGGTCCAGATGTCATCAAGGTTGACGGTAAAACGTTGGCACGTACCAAGCTCACCGATAGCATGTTCACTGCTGGTGGCCGCCTGCACGGCAGTCACCACGTTGCTCGGCTGTGGGACGACGAAGAGGAGAATGTGAAGCCTGTGCATCATCCAGGTGGTGTCGACGTCACGGGCACATTTCTGTGCCGCACCACGCTCGACGCTGCCAGTGACCTTCTAGATTTCCTCTACCCCAACACTGCTACCACCGCCAGCCGCGTCAAGACCGCGTGTAGGGTCAGGCGCAGCCAAATCAAGCCTGAAAAGGGTGCGAAATTCCTCATCAAACCAGAGCGAACCTCGTACCAGCAGGAGAAGCGTGAAATCTCTCACTGTAAAATGCTCGCTAGGCCAAATGACTGCATCCCTATACAGGATAAGGACCCTTGGACCACTCTTTCCACCATGCTACTAAGGTACGCGACGCAGACTCCTCAAAAACAGCTTGTGGAGGAGTACAGTAGCAACAGGTACGTGCGTGTCCAAGACGCCATCAATAAGGGCAAGTTGGGTGAAATGTACCGCGATGCCGCCGCGCGTGGCCGAAGATTGTTCGATGTCGCTAAGCTTCGCTCTACCAAAGCCGTTGCCCAAGACCATATTTACTGGCAGAATTTATGTAGTTTTATGGAATCTACAGCATTGAAGCAGGGGTCTGTCGACCGTGTCATTCCTCTCAAGCTACATGATGACATGAGAGTTAACTCTTCAATGGCCAAGAAGCAAGTGAAAGGTCTGGACGTCATCGGCAAAAACATACCCGCCAAATTGCGCAAGGCTGCGAAAGGTGGGCAACCCGTCAATGTCGTGCCTACTTCATTCGCTCTGGTTACCGGCGAATGTTGCGCCATCGTCGAACGGGCGGTGGCGTGCATGTTGCCCCAGTTTCAAGTTACAGCTATGGGAGGTCGTACTACGCGTACCGCGCGTGCACTCATAGGTCGTCACTGGAAGCGCGGGCAGTGCGTTGTTGAGGGGGATGTATCGGGCATGGATAGCTCACACAACTCTGCCTTCCTGCCTTGCTTCGCCACTCCACTATTGAATTGGGCCGGTGGGCAGATGGGCTACCGTGGTCTCGGTGACACTTTCAGTCGCATGGTAGACGCTGTGCAGTCTGAGTGGAGCACCAAGGAGAATCCCGGTTCCTCCACCAGGTTCAGGTCGAAGGTTAGGTGGATCCTGGGTTCCGGTTGGCGTTGGACCCTACTACTCAACAGTTTACGCACCATCTCCGACATACTTTGTAGCGTTAAAGGTATACCTGTGTGGCTTGTGGTACAAGGGGATGATTCCATGTTCGGTGTCACACGCAAAGCCGCCCTTAACGCTGCGCCGTACGCTTACGCGTCCAAGATCACGTGGAAAATGGACACCCGCATTGATATCGGAGTATTCTGCAACGAAGTGTGGCAGGTAGATACGGATTACGTCGCTACCAACATCACCAGACTCATCGCCAAGTTCGCTTGTGCCCCCATGCCCACCGAGAGAGCTGCATTTAACAAGCGTGTTGGCGAAGTCCGGACAGCGCTGCGTGATCTCTTGAAGCCAAATCAGGCGTGCAGGGCATTAGTGTGCCATTTGAATCACATGAACGACCCTAGGTTGCCCGTCGAAGCGTATCAGTCTCTGTTCGACTTGGGTGTCGCCATGATGAGCGCCAGCCACAATGTGTGGTGGGCTCTCTCAAGGGATGTCAAGCTCTACGGCGGAGATCACGTTATGCAATGGATTGGTGACAACGCTTAGCCTCTGGCCATCCACCATTCGTCAAATTCACGCATGCTTTCCTGAGCCCTTGCTGAGTTCTTCACTCGCTCGTGCGTCGCGGTCGCCTAATCAACCGCACCAAACAGAACATTCATATATGAAATTTCATGCAGTGCACTCTCCAGCACTGCATGCAGGCAAATCTCTGGCTCAGTTCAACTGCCAGTGCTGCTTTGACCGGTAGCTAGCAAGCCCCTGGCTCGTCACCTCCGCCTTCGTGCGTTACAACATCTATATACG